CATCAATACCGGCCGCTGCGCCATGCGAGATGATCCTGGCATCGGTAATGGTAAATACCATTCCCGTGGGTACTTCAAGTAAAGCCCTGCCTGCGATATCCGCATTCGCTGCGAGATCTTCTACCTGATACATTACTACCCTGGTGTTCGCCGTTGCGGTCATCTTTGCCGGAGGCAAAAATCCGTTGGCAAACAATGCTCTGGTATCAGCATCTGCAGCAAAAGCACCGTCTGCGATAAGAAGGAGCAGCACGGCATTTGTGAAGCTGTCGGCATCAAACTTGGCCAAAACAGTAGCAGCATCAAAGAAATCATCTGCTATCTTCCCTCTGCCTGCAGCAGAAGCTGCCAAGGCACCTGCAAGTATCTTAGCAGTCGTTACCGCATTATCTGCAGGTGTGCCGGTGGTTACGGCTTTGGAATTAGTGCCGTCATGGTCATGCCCGTTTACCGTGTCAAAGACAAGGCAAAGTAGGTCAACCAGTTCGGCCACGTTCTTGAAATTGTAATACACGCTCATGGTCTCATCCTTTCTGGTTAGAGCAGGACCCACCTTGCGGCAGGTCCTGCTCGCTACCTACTTAGGCTATGTTTACGTCCGGTGTTAAGAAGGCATCAATCGTGCCGCCTGTAAAGGCATGCGCGCCTTCAGTGAAGTAGAGACGCAGATACTGCTTGCATCCCGGAGGAAGCTTAATCTTCCAGACGATGGTGTTTGCCGTCAATTCGGCTTCAGTGAGGTCTTTCTCAGCGAGATTAACTACTGCGGTATCAAAGGCCTCAGCGCTGTCAGTCTGGATGGCGATATTAAGCGTACCGTCCTCTTCCGCGGTATCACCTGCCGTGCCCACACGCACGACAAGATAGAGCTCTGCACCGGCAACTGCATCACCGAGCTTCGTCAAGTCTATGACGTTGGTGCTTGCGCCGGTGAATGTGGTCATGAGCTGACCTTCCGATAGGATCAAATGTGCATCTTTAATCATGGTATTGCTCCTTTCTAATTGAGTTAGTTAACCGTTCTTTTAAGATACAACTGTTTCGGTGTTGACGATCTTGTCGCACCGGCGGATCGGAATACCCATAAACTTGGTCAGGGTCTTTCCGTTCTCAAGGCTTTCGATGGTCAGGTTAACGTTCCCCTTGTTGTATGCCTTGATATCCAGAGCCGTCTTTACTTCTTTATTGCAGTACCAGGCTGCGCGGCCGATTCTTAAGCTGGGTACTTTATTAACTGCTTGAAGCATGAACTTAAGCAGGTTCGCTGAGCTGTCAGAGGTGTCACCGGCTGTAGCCAATGCAGAAACATCGAGGTTGCAGATACGCACGGCATATCTCCAGTCTCTTACGCACAAGCCTAAGCGATCTTTGTACTGATCAACAAAGGCGCGGAACTGTCCTGCTGGGGTCTGATCATCGTTCACTAACTGCAGGCCCAGATCGTTATGCTCAATACCTGCCTTGGTGCCGCGAGGATAGAACGCGTGGATAGTATTCTCTCCCCAGACTACGAGCCAGAGCGAGGTATTGTCATCGCCTGAACCGCCACCGTTTATTACGTTTGCCGAAGAATCTACGGTCGCCGACAAGGATGAGTAGTAAGGTGAAAGGCCCGTAAACCTTTCCGGGTTCGTCTCTACGTTGCCGTAGAAGAGCGTGGTGGCCATGGTCTGAGAGATTGCCTCAATGAACGGGGCATTCTCAGATAGCCTGAAGGCAGCTTTATCCACCGCGATATTGACGAGCTCTTCGTCAACGCGGCCAAGGCCTTCGATGATACCGGCCGTAAATAACTGCTGCCTGGTTTGTGACTTAGAGGGCTGCACGCCTCTGTTGATCTGTCTCCATGCTACGGTAGGCAGACCTGTTCTGATCGTGGATTTGTGCCCGGTAGTGGTGTTACCCTCGATAAATACCAGATCATCGAGTATTTCGTTCACTTCATTCATCATCTCGGCAATGCGGGCTATCTTGCCGTCAGGATCAAGGCGTCTTGCATGATCCATTAGGGTTAGGTTTGTGTTTCCGATAGTAGCCATAGGTTCTTCTCCTTTTCTTGGTTTAAATTACTTTTCCTTCATTGAGTCGCCGTAAAACAACTCGGCATCACTCTTTTTTCCTGTCTTGTTCTTGCCGTCCACAAAGGTATCTTCGCTTACGGTTTTTCCTATCTTCACAAAGAATTTCACCAGCTCCTTGTGGTTTCCTACTCCTGTCTGGTTCAGAAGTTGACGCAATTCAGGCGTGCCGAATTTGTCAATGGCCCTTCCTGCGTAGACAAGCTCTTTCTTATAATCAGCCCCTAACTCTTGGACGGTTTCTTTCTTCCATGTCGTTAAGGTCTCATTAAAGGTTTTGAGCAAACTCGCATCAACGCCTTTGACATACTTTGCCTGAAAATCCACTAACTTCTGGGCCTTCTCTTGGGTTAAATCGAGTTCTTTGGCCAATGTCTTAAATTCTTCAAGCATCGGCTGGTTGACCGCGATACCCTCGGGCACCGTAAAGTCGGCGTATTTATCAGGCGCACCCTTACCTTGCGCTGCTTTCTTTGCATCATCCTGGGCTTTTATTAAGGCTGCTTTTTTGACTTTATCTTCAGCGGACAGGTCTTCGTCTTTAGCTTCAAGAAGCCTTTTCTCTTCTTTAGTCTTGACAATACCGGCCTTCTTTTCCTTGTCCTCTGCGGATAGATCTTCATCCTTTGCTTCCAGGAGTCTTTTCTCTTCTGCTTCCTGCGTTTGTTTGGCTGCGGCGATCTCTTCCGGAGTCTGTGTTGCTGACTTCTCTTTCCCGGCCTCAACCTCTCCACCGTCAATTAAACTCTTCTCTTCTTTTACTTCTGTCGCTGCTGTTGCATTCGGTTCTGGCATGTCTGCCTCCTTATTGTCCTTGTAGAAGGATATGGGCTTTATAGCTCATCTGCTTCTACAGGAAATTGTTTTTTAATACTTTCCTGCTCCGATTTATACTCTCTCTGCATCTGCAGAAACATCTCAGGGTTTGCTTTCATAATGTCGTTAAACAAACGCATGCCGATTATCTGCTTCTCGGTAGCTGGAGCGATGAATGTCTCAGCTTCGCTCATGATCCGCCATAACAGGCGGCGTCCTTCAGGTAAAGTCAGTACCTTGCGGATATCGTTTAGCTCACGCTCCCTGGTCTGCTTATTACGTTCCTCTATTTTTTTCTGTCTCTCTTCTGGTTCCATAGATATTTCTACCTTACTGGAGCTGCTGCCTCTGCCGCGGGATTCGCCGGCATCGGCTTACCTGTCAAAGCAGCTATAACCGCATCAAGAGCGCTATTCTGGCCAATCTTGGCTTCTGAGAGCTTCTTGGCACCTTCAGCCGCTATCATTCCTGACTGAGCTTGCTGCATGCGAAGCTGCGCATCTTCCTTAGCTTGGCGTATAGCTGCTACGGCCTGCGCGCTTCTTAATATCCTTGCCGGTATACCAATCATTTCGGCATAGGTCTCAAGAGCTTCGTCAAAATCTATCTTATCGAGTACACTGGGAGCTACTCCGGCAAGCTGCGCGGCAAAACCGCATACTTGCTCTATAGCCGTTGTACCTACCATTTTCTGAGCTTGAGCAAGGATGGAGATATACTCTACTTTCACATCCTGCCCTTCTAACTCAGGAGGCGGTTCAGGTATCAAGCCTACCCTTAACATTATTGAGAAAGTACGATCTATGAGCGGGTCCAGAAGCTCGCTCTCTAAACATTCCAGAACAGGCCCAAGCATCAGAAGCTTCTCTTCATGGCGCTCCGCTACTTCCCGCGCCGTTATCTGCTTCCTATCCATAGTCATGAGCATTAAGAACAGATCGGTGTAGAATGTGCTGCCGATAGCTTCTTTAGTCCTGTCTATACTGGCGTCTATAGCGTTTAGGTCTATCTGGACTTGATAGACTGGCCTTACACCGGCATTCGGAACGTTTGCTGATGATGTAGTCACTCCCCCTGGAAGCGTATTTACTTCACCGCTTACCATGCCATCTTTCTGAACCGGCGGGTCTATTGACTTGTCCAGGCCGAGCAGTTTCTTACGCACCATCTTTTGCAGCATCTTAGCATCGCCTAAAGCATCCCAGCCCGGGCCTTTGCCATAAACATCTGCTGTAGTAGTTATCTGCCAACGCGGGCCAACAACGGGAAAATCTTCGTAGCCACCTATTCTCAAGAAACAATCTTGAGGTGATCCTTCTTCCCACTGTATGGAACGATAGGCCATATTCTTGAAATCTGCCTTGTCGGGAATCCTATCGTCGTTTTCTTCAATGAGATGAATCACTGCGACCCACTTATCTATATCTTTTGAGCCTTCATAAGAGGACTTCACAGGCGGACTTACGTTATCAACACCAAACTCTTTCACTAATTGGCCTACAGTCAGCCAGTATTTCCTTGCGAATCCATTAACTCTTCCATCCGGGCCTATACTTAACCAGTATTCGCCATAGGTAAAGTTGCGGCCTCGGATTACTGTCTCGGGGTCCTCAAGCAATATGGCTGCTGCTGTGGCAAATGAACCTACTTCTTCGTATACTGAGTTAAGAACGCCATAGATGTTTGAGCGCGAGAATACATTCATCATGCGCTCTTGGACCTCATCAAGCCAGAGCTTCACGCTATCAAGCTCCATTAATATGGGATCATCAACCCCAAGCTTAAACCACGGCCTTGAAGGACTTGTTAAACCAGATGTCATCCCCGCGGCTAAAATGCGCACGCACCTTCGGGGATAACTATCAAGCATAGTCTTGTGATCTATGGCTTGGCCTTTGTTTGGCTGGTCGTCAAAGAAACCCCTGGTGGGATTAATGTAGGCTTTAATATCCTTGCCGGTAGAGACCCATGACTGGAATTCGTTCTTCATGGCATTGACGCGCCGCTCGAATTCCTTCCTCTCCAGCTTCTTGCCTACTTTCTCTTTGGGTTCGTTCATTATTGCCCCAATTTCTCTTTAAGGCCTGATCCTACTAAGGCCGGAAGAAGCAGGTTAACGGATGAAGTATCACCTGTACCGGAAGTCTTGACTGTGCTGCCTATGCCGTACTTTATGGCCGCAAGCTGCTTCCTTTTCTTCTCTGCTATTTTGGATGCTGATTCTTCTGCCGGTTCCGGTGAGGTCGCTACAGGCGATGGTGCTGGGGCTACTGTTGGTGCTGGGGCTGGACTTTCTATCTTAGGACTTCCTCCAAAGCACATAAGGCTCTCCTTTTTATGTCAAATTGTCATAATCTTGATTACAAAAAAGGCACAAACCCACATGCGCATGGATTTGTGCCTTCAAATTTATGGATAGGTGATCAGCCTATCGTTTTTTGTTTATCATAAATATGTCATTTTGTCAAGTTAATTTTTTAGGAGAGAGGGTCGTATTCTTTCTTCTGGCCGTAATTCTCTTCGTTACTCTTCTTTTTCACGACGGGAAATGCGAAAGTTAAGGCGAGGGCATCTGCATTGCTGGGTGAAGCTAATCCTCTGTCTTTCATCTGCTTCTTTGACTCCAGAACGATTTCACCTTTTAAATTCGGGTATGCTTCCGGCCCGGTTAAATCATCTACCATTTGCTGCTCATCAGGAATACATCCGCCTTCTTCAAGCCACTTCTTTGTCTTAGCCCAGATCTCTGCGCGCTTATTCGCAAACCCTGGCGTACTGGATTTTGAGCCAAAAGAACAAAGCAGCCACTGCCGGTTCATTGATTTGCCGATGGAATAAACTCCTGTGCCATAACCTAAGTCAATGATGACGCCATCTGCCTTTTCCTGATCCTCCCACTTTGCTACTGCAGCAGCGATAACGGTATCATCATCGTTCTTTGCGAATCTCTGTAAGCGCCTATAGACTAAACCTTGTCTGATGCCGATAATTACCTCATCACCGCCTGTCCAAGCCATGTCTACGCCTATGATCTTGGGTGCAAACACGTACTTGTGCGCTTCTATCTGCTTACCTTTGGCTGATTCAGCTAAGTCTGTGGGAATAAACTGCAGATCTCCAGCTTTAGGAAATAGGCCGAGAACATGCACGCGTACCCAGTCACTATCTATGCCAAGGTCTTCTATCCATTCCTTGACCTTCTGCTGATTAACCAGCATTGACTTACGGATATCGAGCTGCCATTGCTTCCAGCGATGCCGCATCTTTCCCCAACATTCACGAAAGCGGCCGGTGTTTCTGGTCGGGTTACCGAAGACAAGCCATAAGATCTGCGTGCCGGTATCGGTCAAGGCGCCTTCAGTTACTTCCCAGATTGTATCCGGAATAGCTGAGGCTTCATCGAATATGACGAGAATACGTTTGCCTTTATTGTGAAGACCTGCGAATGCCTCAGTCTTATGCTCACTCCAAGGCACCTGATCTATACGCCACGTTCTCTCATGCTCCGGGTCTTTTGCATAGATAGCTGTGGCTGTAAGTTCAAACCAGTGTTTTATTATACAGAGCCGATACCATTTGCTTAACTCTGCCCATGTCTTAGTCTTAAGCTGAGTTTCGGTATTTGCGGTTACAGTGCCCCTGGTGTCTTCAAAAGTAGACAGGCCCCATAGAATAATCCAGGCCACAAGCGCACTCTTCCCCGGGCCATTGCCTGAAGCTACGGCAATCTGAATCACATAGTTTATGGCGCCTTGGGCGTTAAGCTTACCAGCCTGCAGCTGATCACGAATATACTGCAATACCTCTGTCTGCCATCTATCCGGGCCTTTATAGCCTTGAAGCTCTTCTTTGCCCCACTTGAAAGCATAAAGGACCCAGCCATAAGGGTCCTTCTCGTATGAAGCTATGTCTTCTATAAGGGCTCTCTCAGCCTTTACGTCCTCTTCGGTTGTGAGCATGTTTTGTCCTCATTCG